CCAGCGGTGAAGGTGCGTGAGGTCTGACCGAAGGCCGTGTTCTCAAGCGCTTCTGCTGTCAGAGTCAATGTTGCAGCTGAGCAATGTTCGGTTAGCGAAATTGCTGAGGGACTGGTGACATTGACTGTCGGATTGGATAGGTATGTGACTGTAGCTGTCATGGTTTTGTCCTTTATACGCGGCTAGTGCCGATTCTTATTGTGAGATCATAGGCAGGTAGTTCGGCAGATCCGATGGATGCGATTGAAGGTCTGCCAGAGATAACTGCGAGAGAGGAGTTCATGAGCGTATCAACGACTCCGAGTATGTAGTCCGAAGCGTCTTGGTTGCCGGGTGGCGAAGCCAACACTCGGAGATCGATTGTGATGTCCGCTGTCTGGTTATTGAACGAACTGAAAGTAGGAAGCTCAATGAATACAGTAAGAGGTCGAGCGTTCCTAGGATCAGTGACCGGCACAAGGCCGAGACTCGTGATCGTCGCCGAGACAGCGCTGATCGTGTCTGTGAAGATTCCCGCCATTTCATGCGACCTGCGATCTCTTGATGCCGAGAAGCTGGTTGATTCGGCCCATTGAAGCGACTGGTGCAGAGATGGACATAGATTCGAACGAATTGAAGGAGTCCACAGAACCACGCTCTCTATACAGGCTCGCAGCCATGAGCACGACTCCAGCCTTCACGGCTGCATCTGGGACGGTCGTAAGACTGTCGGAATATCCAGCCTGCACTCGTCGCTTAAATGCGAACGCGTTCGCAGCGTTAACTGATGAGGTCATGAAGAGTGTGTCATTGGCGGTAGCGCCAGAGATGCCGAGGAATTCCGTGAGATCGCTGACTGTGATCCAAGTACAGGTCTGAGTCCAGACTAGAGATCCGACTGGATCAACTGCTTCGCGTGCGAGATCGTCGCCAACATCTTGAAATAGAAGTTGATTCGGGATGATGACATCAGGATCAAAGAGATAGTCACCTTCTTCGTCTGTGCCTAGGAAGAGATAGTTCGGTACAGCGAAGACGATGTGCGCTCCGTTGAGCTGTGCAGCGCATCCGCTGAGTGTGATCGTCTGACCGATAGCGATGTCAGTGTTTTCTAGAGTCTGAACGACGGCAACATTGTCAAGCACCATCTGATGCGTGACTGTAAATGTTGCCATCGTTCTTTCTCTCTACTCGTCTATTCGGTTCAGGCTCGCTTGACGAATTTAGTGTCGTCAATCATCACGGATGAGAAGTAGCCTCGGAACTTAATGACTCGACCTAGGGCTCCGTCTGCAAGCTCAACACTGACGGCTCCGCGCTGTTGCTCCCAGCACTCGAAGCCAGTGGAGTCTCCGACATAAAGGTTCTTTCCGCCTGCAGCGACCAAGTTGCGGTCGACTACGAGCGACAAGCCGAAAGCGTTGCCGTTAAAGGTTGATGCAGATGCGCCAGTGCCGACTGCGTTCTGTGGGCCGACATTCGGGAACAATGGACGACCTGCATCGTCTACGAGTGCTCCAAGTGATGCGTAATACGCAGGTGACATCACGAGCACATTCGGCAAGTTGCCGTTACTGTTTGTCAAGATTTGCTCTGCTGAGTTGTAGATGAACGCTACCCAGTCGGCAGGTGTTGATCCTGAGGTCAATGCTTCGGTCTGGGTGACTCCTGCTTCGAATGTTGCACAGGCTGCGACATCGGTGGCGTTCGCGTAGATGCGAGCCATGTCGTCAATTAATGCTCCGAGAACTTCTGGCGAAGTAAAGTCCATTGATTCTTCGGACAGGTTCACATATCCGCCGTAGAGAGCTTTAGTGATCTGGATGTCGTCCACTACAAAAGTTCCTTGGTCAAGTGCGACGAGTTCGCCGTTGGATGCGCCGATGGTCGTGTGTGTGGTCACCTTCGGACGGATGAATACCTTGCCACTGTTTGGCATTTGGCGGACTCCCATAGCGGTAATCAGTGGACGATAATTCGCTACGAACGAGTTGTAGATCGGCGAGATGATCGGAACTGGCAGGATGCCGGGTGTGTCCGTTGTGGTGACATTCGGTGCAGCTGCGACGATGCGCTGGTTGAACTCTGCGAACTCAGATCCGCCTGCTGCGAATTTGATCATGTACTCGGCAGCGGTAGGAAGCTTGAACTCGCGCTTCGGTGCTGCGTACTGGATTGGTGCAGTTGGGACTGCTGATGCTTCGATTGCTTCTGACATTTCATCCTCCTCGGATGGTGTTTGTGGTGGGGTTGGATTATCTGGTATTTCTTCGGTGTCGGGTGCTTCCTCGTCTGGTGATGAGGCTGCGACTGAGTAGACCTGAGCTGATTCGTAGGCAGGCTGGGCGACAAGCGACAGCTCCACGAATCTCGCCTCAGAGACCTCTAGAGTCCCGTCTGCGAGGCGCTTGAACTTGGTAGGCACTGCACCAACCGAGACCGAATCTAGAGCGCCATCGGCGAGAAGCGCGAGAGCGTCATCTGCTGCACGAGTCGCGCTCAGTTTTGCTACGAATAGGAGGCCTTCGCTCGTTGACAGTCTCTCGGTCACGCGTCCGATAATTCTGGTGTCGTCGTGATATTCCAGAAGTTTCGGCATAGGGCCATCTTCTGGAAGAGATCCTTCGAGGAAGATGACGGACTCGCCACCAGAGAGCGTGGCCTTAACATTCCAAGGGACTGCGAGGCCAGTGATCTGGCGTGTTGGTTCGCCATCGGCTGACGCGTCAAGCGTGATCTGTTGGGCTATAAGTTGGATCATGTGGGCATCTCCTGACGCGTTCGCATAGAGGCAGAATCTTCAATGTTGACATCTGTGTGATTCATCTCTACATCTGCTATCAGATCTTCGGTGTCAAATTCCACGAACCTATTTCGAGGCAGAATGTCTGGCCCACTGAATGTCTCCTGTAGACAGTCCAGATACAGCTTCGCTCCCAGCAGATAAAGATCCTGTTTGGCCTGCGTAGCATTCGAATAATTGTAGCCAGAGATGCCGATTCCGAGAAGGTACGCGGGGACTCCGATCGCTCGTGAGAGTTCAAGCGCGCTGAAGTTTCTCGCTTCTACGAGCTGGAGCTTGCTAGGGTCGGTGTCGAATTGCTCGTATTTTACGGCTGAGTTTAAGGCCCCCACAGCGTTAACGCGTCTAGCGTTACTCCATGCTGCAGCGAGTTCGCCTAGCGATTCAGCGTCTAAAGGTTCTGAGCTGTCAGTCTGCTGGAGGTATCCGGCGACGATCTCGTTAGAGGCGAAGCGTTCAGCTGATCGGTCAAGCTTGATCGCTGTCTCTAGGACTCGGCGACCTGTCCAGAGGAATCCTTGCACTGGTGCGATGAACTGGATGACATCGGATGTCGGGACGCTGATCCCGTTGAATGTGATCTGGTTACTTTTGCCGAAGAACTGTGGGCCGGGCTGATCAAGAGTGTCCACCATTTCGCAGGGCATCCATTGGAAGGACAGAGGCCGTCCGGTAGCGGAGCTTCTAGATGTCACATAGAGGAAGGCTCTTCCGCGCATCATTAGATCCATGCAGAGATTCGACATGACGAAATTACGCGTCAGGGTTGGATCTGGAGCGTCCATCCAGCTCTCAGTCTCCAAGAATATTTTCTCGTAGCGCTCCCCAGTCCACTGAGTCGTATAGTGCCGAAGAGGTAAAGATCCGACTAGCGAGATGATCATCTGTGTCGCGCGTGAGACTGTCGGTACGGACAAGGCCAGCTCTGAAGCTGCCCCGACGGTATAACTCCAGAACTGTCCGAGTCCGCTTGAGGCGCTGCCTGCTGCAGCTTGAAGCGGTGCGTGTGCGAACGCGGGGGTCGCGTCTTGCTTCTTACTTCCGAAGAGTGCCATCTATCGGATTCTCTCAGAGTTTCTAGTCTGTGTCCACGAGGGTCGTAATGCTGGCTGGCAGGTTCTCACATGGCCTACCATTTAATGCCCACCATTTAATCTTTAAGGGCAACCAGCAGAAGTTAACCGAATGCCATCTGGGGTTTCGCTTTAGCTGTCGGTCGTGATGTCAACATGATACCCCAGACTGAACATCGTGCGAGTTCTATTGGGCCGGGTGACTTCTGCGAACTGAGGACTATCGCTCCCCCAGTTTTAACTGCGACTGCGCGCGCGAAATGTTCTGACAGGGCTAGGTCGCCAGTGTGCCGAACACGATCCTCCACGATCATCGCTCGCGCTGTGCCAGTCCATTTCAAGAGTTCGGCGTATCCGACGATCGTCATCCTTCGGCGCAGATCGGGAGGACAGTGAATCTCCAGCGATGGCGTACACGCAAGTTTGACGGATGCGTCTGCCATTCGAGCCACGACTTCGGCCCACATCTGCTGGGCTGACTCCACGACGAATTCGGTAGTGATGATCACGCGTGTCCCGTCGTACGCGCAACCGATTCCGACATACCGTGATTCGTCTACCGAGGAGTCAATGACGAGCCACTGGATAGCCGGCATCGGATCGTCTGTCTTGCGATCATTCCAGAGGTTAATTGGGAGGTAGGAATTGGTGCTGTCTACCCAGAGATTCAGATGGCCTCTGATGAAGGCCTGCCTATTGGGCGAGTCGAATGCGAGCTCTAGAGCCTTCATTGTGATCGTTGTACCGAGGGCAGGGTTAGCCCATCCCCAGTAACGGCGATCTTCCAAACTGACTCCCGGAGGAAGTGAGAATTCGCAGAAATACAGCGAACCTCTACGACCTGAATCAATCGCTGCCATACCTTGCTCTCGAAGCTGTAGCAAGACGGTACTCCCCTGATCCCCAGCTGTTGAGAACATCATCATCATCGGATTCTTGACTGCGATCTGTGAAGGGCGCAGGGCTGTGAATACGACCTCAGGTGAAATGTCCCAGAGCTCGTCCACAAGCAAATGCGTCGCTGTCATGCCGTGAGCGTGAACTGATGCAGCGACTACCGAGATC